GGTAAGTACATGGAGCCTTTCGCATACATCAAGACCGACGAAGGCCTCAAGTATTACCAAAAAGAAGGGTCGTTTATAAATTTTGTTAGTGAAGAAGAAGTGCGCCCGGTTTTCCGCATGGTCTGCGCCACGCTGCTCAAGCTGGCCGAGCGCAAGTCAGAAGCCCACATGCCCCTGGTCAAAGACACCTTCATCAACCGCAAGCGAGCAGCCAAAGGCAAAAGCCCTGTGGCATTCGACTGGCACACTGTCGAGATTGGGCCATGGGTCGGCAAGTCGGAGCCGCAAGGGGGCACTCATGCCAGCCCCAGACTGCACGACCGTCGCGGCCACTGGCGCACGATCAAGTCTAGCGGAAAGCGCGTCTGGGTCAAGCCCTGCAAAGTGGGCGACGCCAGCAAGGGAATGGTGTTCAAAGACTATCGGCTAAGTGAGACATTGCAATGAGCAAGGGAGCAATGATGGCGTGCGAACACTGCAGCCACCCGCTCTGGGCGGGCATTCGTTGCGGGATTTGTGGCCGTTGGGCGGACGAAAAGGACCAGCCGAGCGAGGCGCTGAAGCAAGCATGGGACGCTTATCAGCGGGCGCTTAAGGAGTACGGGCCAGCCGACAGCACCCACACTTGCCACGACCAGTGCCAGCGTCCTGCCTGCGTGCAAGCCCGTGAGCAACGGTGTCGTTGCGACGACTTTGAACAAAAGGAACAACCATGAACGTCCCTGACCACATCGCCATCCCCGTCCTGCTCCTGTCCACCGTACTCCTGATACTTCCCCTGGTCCCCGGCGCACCGACCACGCCCTGCGGACCCGCGGAGTTCGCCCCGGACATCCCCCAGCACATCAAAGAACAATGCCGCGAACACCGGAGAATTAAACTGTGAACGACCGCATCCTGAGCATGCTCAGCCACAACCTCATGACCACCGACGAACTACGCAAAGCCCTACACACCACACGCGCCGCGGTCGTCACTGCACTGGACACGCTCCACGGACAAGGGCTCGTGTGCATCGCCGCCTACAAGCCCACCCGCTCCTCCCCAGCACGCCTGTGGGGCCTGGGCAATACCGACACCCCCAAACCCAAAATCCAATCCCAAGAACACCGCAACGCCCTGCGCCGAGAACGCGAACGCCGCAAACGCGAACTCCTCGAATCCATCCCCACCCACCCAAGATGCGACATCGCCGCAAGCTGGATCACGCCCCGCTAGACAAACCAAAAAGAAGAGTTGTATACTCTTAACTGCCTACACAAGAAAGGAGAAAGGCAATGAACTACAGCATGAACATCCACGACGTCTCCCAGGTCATCGTCCACCCGCCCAGGGACAACGCCCTGTCCTCAAGCTCGTACGAAACCCGTACCATCGAAATCATCACGTCCGACGGCGGACGCTTCGAGCTGTCCCTGTTCTCGGTCCACGTGCCAAAGAGCAGCGATAACGACGCCGCAGCCATGATCACCTTCCACGTCTGACAGACAAAGGATCACGGCTCATGGACATCGAAGACTTTCTGTGCGGTATCCGCTGCATCATCCGCGTCCACCACTGGGAGCCCCACCAAGCCGCCAAGGTCTACGGGCCGCCTGAGGACTGCTACCCCTCCGAAGGCGGCTACGGGGAATGGGAAGTCCTCACCCCACGCGGATGCCGCTCCAAACGCCTGGACACCCTGCTCGAAACCCACCCCGACGAGCACGACCGCATCGAAGAACTCATCTTTGACAAGATGGAAAACCCACGCCACCGCGGGTACGAACACGACGCCCGCGACTACTACGACTACGAATAAAGGACCACGGACCATGCTGACCAAGACCCAGCAAACATTGCTCGAACGCGCTAAGCGCTACGGCGGCATGGCCGCCGTGGACGCCGGTGGCGGACGCGGCCCCCTTGGCGGTCGCATCTCCTTTGGCAACCTCGAACGGGCCGCACTGCGCAAGCTGGTGGATATGGGCCTCGTCGAGATCACCAACCAAGCCAAGGACGTGGACTACAACCGCGGTAATAGCGTCCATACCACCACGACCATGTTTCGCCTGACCCCATCCGGCGTCGCTCTCCTCGAGCACGCCCCTACCGCTTGACAAGGACCACGGACCATGCGCCACGCCACCTACTCCACAGACGATCCCCCAGTCAAAATCGACAACCCCGAACTGGCCGAATACGTCGCCGCCCTGCGCCGCCGCATCGAAGTACAAAACGACTTCATGGAGAACTACGTCAGCCAGTCCACCCACGCTACCAAAAGCCTGATCGCAGCACTTCGGGCCATCGTAGACGAAACAGTCGAAGGAGGCTCCATCAACAAGACCGCAACCGAAGCCCTTAACCAAGCTAAGCCCGCGGAATAAACAGCAGCAGATAGCCACAAAAGGCCGCACTTAGCGGCCTTTTTCACAAGAAGACGACAAATGCCAAGACCAGAACAACACACCCTGCAGTATATGCGGGAAATGCTCGACTACAGCCCAGCAGGACAAGGGGCCCTCATCTGGAGGCACGGCCGCCTCAGAGGCGAACTCGCCGGGACAGAAACAGGAGCCGCACAAGAACTACGCGTACGCCTCGAAGGACGCAGCTACCTCGCAGCCAAAGTGGCACTGTTCCTGGCCCTCGGATCATGGCCCGAGGGCCGCATCCGCTTCATAAACGGGGACAGAACAGACATCCGCATCGACAACCTCGAGGAAACCGATAGACAAGAGGGGCCGGGGAGGTAGGGAGAAGGGGTCAGGGGCTGGGGGAATGTACAGGGGGTTGAGGGGAAAGGGGCAGGGTTCGAGGATCAAGGGCCAAGGATTACGGCTCGAGGGCCTCCAGAAGCCTTTTTTCTAACATCATATCCGTTCATAAGCAGTATAAGTATGGAAAATAGGTGTAATGGTGTAATAAGGTAATGAAATCAATAGCTTAGAGGTACTTACAGGTACTTTAGGTAGTGTAATAGGTGAAATTTATCTAAAAGTCGCGCGGGCTAACATTACTGCTTATGAAAGTAAATGAACTTGGAAAAAAGTATATAGGGGCCACTGAGGCGAAAGGCTGGACGAGACGGCCCTGGAGACGGTAGGATAGAGGCCATGTTGACACTTAATAGCTCCGTTCCTGCCCCGGAAATCAAAAAGAGGCAGTCCTACCCGTTCATGGACATGCGGGTGGGGGATAGCTTCCTCCTGACCGACCCTAGGATCGTCAGGAACGCCCGCTCAGCGGCCTGGATGTTCGGCAAGCGGCATCAGGGTGTCCGGTTCTCCTGCAGGCGCGTAGAGGGCGGCTGGAGGCTCTGGAGGGTGGCGTGACCAATAGCAGGGACAGTAAAGACGCCAGGATATTGGCCGGGAAGAGACTCGGGGGAAGGCCGGAGGTTGTAGAGCAGCGGATTACTGCCCCTGTGAAGCCTCATAAGCCGCGGGTGCTGACACCTCAGGAATGGAAGTTCGTAGAGGAGTTCGCCGCCGGGGATGGCCATGTAACGCTCAAGGAAGCCGCCCTGCGAGCAGGGTACAGTGAAGTCTGGGCGAAGAACCGTGCGCGGGAGCTCACCGACCCGGAGAAGTCCCCTCACATTGTGGCCGCGATCCAGGAGCGGCGGCGCGAGCTCGGTGAGAAGTACGGCACAACCTTTGAGCGCCACATGCGCGACCTGCAGACCATCCGCGATCAGGCGCTGCAGGCTGGGGCCTACGGGGCGGCCGTCCAGGCGGAGTATCGCCGCGGGCAGGCCCTGGGGACGATCTACATTGATCGGAAGGAGATCCGGCACGGCACCATCGACTCGATGAGCAAAGACGAGGTGATGCGCAAGCTGCAGGAGATCAAACGCCTGTACGGTGGCGCAGCTGGGCCTGTGGTGGACATCACGCCCAGGGAGATTGGCAACGACCCCGAGGTCGTGGACATACAAGAGGAATCGGATGGCGCAGAAGCCGGAGAGCCGCCTGTATCAGAGGCTCCGCGAAAACCTAGAAAACTGCCATATATCCCGGATTGAAAACCGGGTGAACCTGGGGATCCCGGACTGCCTTGTCGCGATGTATCCCGAAGGCATCTACGTCCCGGTGGAGCTCAAGGTAGTGCGCAGGGGCAAGAAGGTCGCGCTGAGTCCTCATCAGGTGGCCTTTCACGTCAAGCATGCGAGCATGAACTGCCCGAGCTTTATCCTGGTGGAATATCACCCGCCCGGGACGTTGGCAGCGCGCAAGGCCGAGCTCCTCTTGTACAGGGGCGAGCAGGCCGTGGAGCTCGTCAACCTGGGCGTGGACGCTACGCCCGTAGATCGGTGGAACTACGCTATCCCGATGTGGAGCAGACTGCGGCAGCATCTCGCGCTGAGTTGACCCCTGGGCCGTGATTGGTGCATGCTTGTCGTGCTGGGCATGAGCCTAGGAGAAAGGAGAGCTACATGCGATGATGATTTGGCAGCGTCGGAGGCTGAGGGAGTCCCGTAGGCCCCCACCGACTAAAGACCCTGACGAGCAACGCCGGGAGCAGATGAGGCAGATCAGAAAATTGTTTTGGTTTTGGCTGTTCCACAAGATTTTCGGAGTTGACTAGTCGAAGCAAACTGTGCAGCATTCACCCGTGGCCGTTCCTGGCCCGTAACCTAGAAAGGTAGAAAGATGAAAGTACCGACGTATTTCCTGACTGGCTCGGCCCTCGATTGGGCGGTAGCAAAGTGTGAAGGCATTGAGTGGGAGCAGGGCGATCTTGATGCTGGCGAGTATGGCCCCGGCTTCGCCCCTTCAGCCAATTGGTTTCAGGCCGGCTCGATCATCGAGCGCGAATTTATCAACCTCGCGGGAATCGAGCCGGGCCGCTGGGAGGCTAGCGGTTACTTCAACTTGTTGAGGGAAATCATCTACTCGGGGCCGACGCCCCTGGTGGCGGCGATGCGGTGCTACGTTGCCAGCAAGCTTGGCGGAGAGGTAGACATCCCGGAAGAATTGGCCGCTTGCAATTCTGTCGAGTCTTGATTTAAAATCCGTTCAGGCGGTCGCACCCTGTGGCCGTTCCTGGCCCGTAACCTAGAAAGGTAGAAAGATGAAAGTACCGACGCATTTCCTGACTGGCTCCGCCCTTGATCGGGTGGTGGCTATGGAATCCAACGCTTTGATCCTGGCCGTCCAGGCCGCATTCTCGACCTACGTCGAGGGCATCGTGCAAAAGCAGACTGAGGCCCTGGTGGCTCGTGTTGAGGCCCTGGAGGCCAAGCTTGCATCCCTCGCGCCGAGCCTTGAGCTGTTCGATGACTCGCTCCAGTACGCCGCCCTGGTGGATAAGGTCGGGGCCCTGGAGGCCAAGCTTGATCAAGTCGGGAAAGAAACCGCAACCGATTACACGTTCCTGGCCGGCGAGCTGGATGTCACAGAGATTGCTAGCCGACTGACTCGAACCCAGCTTAAAGATATTGCGCAGTTTGTTTCACCCAGTGATCTGCTGGAGCACGTCGACTTTGCCGACGTCCTCGACTATGACTCGATCGCAGGGGAAATTGATCTGTCTGACCTTGCGGGAGAATTCTCGATCAGTGATATTGCAGGGGAGCTCGACGTCACGCAGGCCGTGCGGGATTTTTTCTCTCAGAACACAGTAACCCTTAGTGTCTGACCCTCTACTCTGTCCGTGCTCGGGGCCCTTCGGGGCCCCTTTTATTTTTTAACTTGCAAGCTTGCGCGCAGCTAATCTAGAATCCGCCCAGGCGGCCGCATCCCGTGGCTGCCGACAGAAAGTTAGAAAGGGAAACCGACATGCTTAAGACCGTCCGACAGTCTGCAAACAAAAAGACAGGCCCAATTGCCGTAACCTACCGCGCAGGGGCTCATTCCGTGTTCGGCACCTGCCCTGCTACCTGCGCACTGAATCCGAAAGGCTCGCAAGGGGCTCAGCTGATCGACACGGAATACCTTCAGGCCCTGCAGCATGCCGTACCGCCTGGGGGCATTGCCTGGACGTATTCACACTTTCCGGCGGAGCTCCTCCCGGCCCCGGCCCCTGGACAGACTGTGATCAATGCATCCTGTGACACGGCCGCCCAGGCCGTCCAGGCCGTGCGCGCAGGCCGGCCGGCTACCCTGGCCGCAGCTGCCGACACTGCGCCTAGCTGGCCGCAGAAAATCGACGGGATCCGGTTTTACCGGTGCCCGGCGGAAACCTCCGACACGGTCACATGCGAGTCATGCGGGAACGGCCGGCCATTGTGCGCCAGGGGCGATCGGAGGGAAGTTATCGTTTTCGTTGCGCATGGCACCGCATCAAAGCTTGTCGGCCAGGATGCGCAAGGCGGCTGCTATGGATCCGGCGGCCCTGTGGCCTTGCAATGGAAACGGACTAGCACGGCCGGGGCCCCGGATGATGCTGAAGAGCTCGCCCGGTTTGCGCAGTCCCTCCCCCCTGGCAGCATGCTTCGGCACCACGTGGTCGGCGACGTCGGCCGGCCTGCCGTTTGACCGTTAGATTTTTTTGTTTTACTGTCTCGACTCCCGGCCACGTCGGCCGGGGCTAACCCTTCAGAAAGAGAGAATGCAATGAGCACACTTATGACCGCTTCCCGCCAATGGGCCTCCCGTCCGGACGAGGAGCGCTTTACGTCCCTCCCGGAAATGCATGCGACCCTGGAGGCGCAGCGCGCGATTAGCGCGGCCCGTGTTGTCTCGACTCGCTCGCTCAGGGCAGAGCCTACCGCCGACAATTCAGGGCTCGTCCTGGTGGGCCCTGGTGGCCATGCCGTTGCTCCGACCCACTGGGCCTTTGGCCAGCTGGCGCAGCGCGGTTCTGCCCCGGCGGCTTACTTGCGCGGCCTGCCTGCGCCCCTGGCAGCGGATTGCCTGAATTGGAGCATGAGCACTACACCGGCGGAGGACATGGGGGTTTTGCTCAGCCGCGCGCCTGGTGGCGGCTTGCCTGTGCTCCGGGCCGCCACCGGCCCGAAGTACGGCCGCATCTGGAATGCCGACCTTATCCGGCACCTGATGGACCGGTTCGGCGACGGCGTGTCGGGTGATTTTCGTGTCCCGGGCATATGGGGGAAGGCCTTGGATCAAGTAAGCAAGGACAACACGACCCTATACGCCGGCGATCGGGATGTTTTTGTTTTCCTGGCCGATGAGGTTAACCGGATCGAACTGCCGGACCGCCGGGATGGCCGGACGGGCAGCCTTGCGCGCGGGTTTTTTGTTCAGAATTCCGAGGTCGGTTCGGCGGCCCTGCGGGTTACTTGTTTTCTCTTCGATTTTGTCTGTGCTAATCGCATCGTATGGGGAGCTCGCAACGTCGAGGAAATCAGCGTCAGGCACTCGGCCAGTGCGCCTGACAGGTTTATTGAACAGGTCGCACCGGCCTTGCTGGAATACTCGAAGGCCAGCCAGGGGGCAGAGCTCCGCACTCTGATTCAGGCTCAGAAGACAAAGCTTCCCGATGTCGAGAAATTCCTGGCTAACCGGTTCGGGCCCCGGGTTGCGCAGCGTGTCCAGCATGCTCATATGCTCGACGAGGGTCGGCCAATTGAAACCCTTTGGGACGTGGTAACCGGTGCGACTGCGCATGCTCGGTCCATTACCTTCCAGGCCGATCGGGTCGAGTTTGAACGGACGGCCGGGGCATTGCTGGATCTAGTCGAGGCGTAACCCTTAACCCTGGGCCCAGCTGGGCCCAGCACTTAACCGGCCGCCTGGCCGGTTTTTTATTGCCTGCGCCAGGCCGGCCAGGCCCGGCCACCTGGTCGAGCTCCACCTGGTCGCGGTTAGCCTGGTCGAGCTCCACCTGGTCGCGGTTAGCCTGGTCGAGCTCCAGCTGGCCACCTGGTCGCGGTTA